TTAGATGATTCGGTGACAGGTGCGCATATAGACCTGAGAGCCTTTACGCAGATACTCACCAGCAACCTCAGCCGGCTTTCCGAATAGCACTACGCGGCACCACTCTGTCTTTTGCTTCCTTTCTCCAGTTGATTTATCTTTCCATTGCTCTGAAACGCCTACCGACAAGTTAGCCACTGCACCACCATTCGGTAAGTATCTAACTTCAGGGTCTTGCCCTAAATTCCCAATTAAAATTACACGATTTACCCCAGCCATTTACACCGCCTTCTTTAGTTCGCTGAATCTGATTTTCATAACTTCTTCGCACTTCTTCTGATTCTCTTCATGTCCAGACAATGACTTCCACACTCTGGTGTACTCAGTAGTTAGCCTCTGTTTGTTGTCTTCCTGTCGAGCAAACTCTACAAATTGCTTTAGTTCATTTTCGGGGTTTACTTCTGCAACATCTTCATTGTTTGCCACCTCTGGAGCGGATGGCTGAGCCCATTCAGGAAGAGGAGGGGTCTGCCACCAGATATATTTATATTTGTTGTCTGTATCTTTGAATGATGCTTTATTCCATCCGCGTTGCTGATCTGTGGAACAAATGGCGAAGTTTTCTTCCAGAGAATATAGATATCGATGTGCAATGAGTCCTGTTTTCTCGTCAAGAACAATACGCCCATGCTTAACTCCGTTAAGCATCGTGAACCATGGCAGAACGGCATCATCTCACACTACAAATATTATGTAGTAAGGAAGCGCGATGGCTGAAACCACGGTATCAAAATTTGTTCCTGATGCTGTTGAATCTGCCGCCTACCGTGTTCTATCTCAGTTAATCACCATCCCACTTTCCTACGCCAATCAGAATAACTCTCGCTTAACGCTACCCTATGCCACGTTGCGCGTATCCACACGCCTTACGGTCGGAAGGGATGAGCATGGCGAGGTTGATGATGGCGGCGTTATGCCATCACATGGCGTTCGGGAGGGAACGGTGATGGTGAACGTTTACGGCGGCAGCGCGAGAGAGTATTGCGACAATCTGGTGAATAACATCAGAAAGACGACTAGCCGTTATCTCATGCGTAAAGAACGCTTCGTTATTAGCAACAATGCGCAGGTCAATGATCTAACAGGCCTACGTGATGAAGCAAACTTCGAGGCTATGGCAAACGTAGATTTAACATTTCGTTATACAGGCAAATATCTGGATGACGTTGGCCTTATTGAAACCGTTGATGCGAATGGCGACATCGGCGGCATAGAAACACACATCACTATCGCCGTCACATCCGACTAATCAATACGGAGTTATCAAATGGCAGATTTGAGCCAAATCGCCAATGTGGTTATTTCGCTGGATACAGCGAGTATCGCTAAGGCGTCATTCGGTATTCCGCTCGCAGTATCGCCTACAACGGCTTTTAGTGAGCGGGTACGCAAATATTCAAGCTATAACGCAGCGCAACAAGATGGCCTAGATCCGCAAACGCTTAAGGCGCTTTCTGCTGTCTTTAGCCAAACACCAAGACCAAATCAGGCATGGGTTGGCCGTAGAAATGCTGTATTAGTAAACCTAACGGTAACCATTCCATCGATTGTGGCAGGGAATATCTTTACGTTTAATGTAAACGGGACTGATATTACCTATACCGCGGCTAGCGGTGATGACGTGGAGGATGTTTATACCGGTCTTAACACAGCCCTTACCGCGCAATCTGTTATTGCTGCGTTGTTTACTGCAACGGCTAGTGCAGATGGGCTAAGTTTGACAATCAAAGCGCCAGACACAGCCACTGTTATTAAGCCGGTTACTAACTTGGGTATCTCATCCTCTGGGTCTGATAATGGATTAGCGGCTGATCTCAATGCTATTCAGCAAGAGGATTCAGGTTGGTATGGGTTTGCATTAGTAGAGCGAGGCGATGACCTCATCAGTGCAGCGGCGGCATGGGCAGAGACCCAAACAAAGCTGTTCTTTGCATGTAGTGATACTGCTGGCATTTGGGCTTCTGGTGATACAGATATCGCATCTCAACTGCAAGAACTGCAATATCTTCGCACTAGCTTGATCTCTCACAAGTCCGCAGCAACAGAATATCCAGAAATGGCATGGATGGGGCGTTGCTTTACTATCGCTCCGGGCGGCGAAACATGGGCGCTAAAAACTTTATCCGCAATCACACCAAGTAAATTCAGTGACACCGAACAGAGCTATGTATTCCAAAAGAATGCTAACGCGTATGAGAAATATGCGGAGAATACCTTCCTAATTAATAAGGGCAAGGTGGCGTCTGGTGAGTGGATTGATGTGGTTCGTTTCCGTGACTGGTTGGTAGACAACATTCAGAAGAATATGGCTTCGCTGATGATCCGCCAGAAAAAAGTCCCTTATACCAACGGCGGAATTGCGCTGATCGTGAATAACCTGAACGGTTCGCTTATTCAGGGGCAACAGGCTGGCGGTATTGCACCTGATGAGCGGGATTCCGATGGCAATACAGTGCCAGGATTTAAAATCACCTATCCAAACGCGGCTGATGTGTCAGCAGATATTAAAGCAACACGCACTCTATACATTGAGTTCGTGGCGCTTTTAGCTGGTGCAATTCAACTGGTTGAGATTAACGGATCACTGACTTACAGCTATGAGGGCTAATTATGTCTGCTGAATTAACTGGCACTTATGACGGCTCTGAGGTGTTTGTCACTATCGGGCCGCTACTGCTTACGGGGTTTAGTGATGGTGACTCTATCACTGCTCGTAAAAATGCAAACTTCTATGAGTCGAGGGCGGGGCTGGATGGTTCTGTCGGTCGTGCGCGCGTAACTGATAAGCGAGGCCAGATTGAATTACACCTGCTTCAGACATCAGTTGCTAACGATGAAATCTCAGCACTGATGAATCTTGACTCGCTGACTGATGATGGTAAGGCCGTTTACCCAGTTTCGGTAACCGACTTCTCTGGTCGAACCGTTATTGCCGCAGGTCAGGCTTGGCTATACCAACTTGGTGATGTGGCTTTCTCAACCAATGAAGTTGGCGAACGAATTTACACCTTTGAGTGTGCAGACCTTAAATTCTCGCTAGGCGGGAACAACGTTTAAATAGGCCGCCTTCGGGCGGTTTTTTATTGGGGATTAATGGCAATGGAATTAACCACATTTCGTATTGGCGATAAAGAGTTTAAGGCCGCGAAGATGAATGCTTTCGCCGCCGCCAAACATCTAGTGAAACTTAAGACACTTCTAGATAAAGGTCTGGCTTCAGGTGGTGATGCAAACGCCATTCAGTTGCTAGCCGGCATTGATGAAAAGACGCTGGAAGAGGTGATCATCCCAATTCTACGCGACTCATCCGTTATCAGTGTGAGCGATGAGAAGAAAATTGATAGCCCTAACGCTATTAACCTTGTGTTCACAGTAGACACACTATTCGATTTCTTTGAGCTGTGCTGGGAGGTGATGAAGCTAAACTTCACCCCTTTTTTCACGAAAGTACTCACCCTGTTTGGGTTAAGCCCAGAAGAACTGGCAAGCCGAGTTCAAGCACTAACGAAAGGCGCGAGTCAGGGAAGCTAAGGGACGATGTCGAGAATGAGCTTTGGGTATGGAAGCCTATTTTAAGGAACATGTGTACGGTTTCTGAGGTTAAGTCGGGCACCGTGACATGCGAAGACCTGTTAAAGCTCAACGCTCTGATAGAGATGACCGATTATCTGAATATGCCACCGGAGAAGTAGATGGTAATAAGAGAGCTATTGATTCGGCTTGGGCTGACAGGGAGCGAGGCCACAGGCAGAAGTCTTGATAAAGTTGATGATAAGGTCAAAAAGGTTACGGAAGGATTTAGAGGGCTAGGCGGTGCTATTGCCGGTGCTCTTGCTGGGTTTAGCCTAAAATCCATCATTGATGTTGCTGATGAGATGCAATCACTAGAGTTTCGTCTCGGTCAGATGATCACTTCAACGAACGGTGGCGCAGAGGCCATCGAAAACCTGTCAAAGCATGCTAGTGATGCCCGTGTAAATATCGAGTCGTATGCAGAGGCTTACACGGGAATTGGTGCAGCGACACATGAGTTAATCAAGTCTGAACAAGATCTGCTTAATGTTACTGACTCAGTGGCAATGGGATTGCAGCTAGCGGGTGCAAACACTCAGCAAACAACCAGTGTCATGATGCAGTTAACTCAGGCTATTGCAGTGGGGAAACTGCAATGGGCTGATATGCGTATCATTATGCAAAACTCGGATGCATTCGCGTCACGATTGGCCAAGTCATTAGGCATGACACTGAATGAAATGGTGAAAGCCACTCAAGGTAATGGCGGTGGAATAGGCGCAGATAAAATCGTTAACGCGCTAAGAAATATGTCTGGTGAGGTTAAAAAGGAATTTGCCTCAATGCCGATGACAGTCCATCAAGCTATGGAGATCATTGGTAATCGGTGGGATATGTTTATTCACCGGTTAAACCGCAGTACAACCGCGATTTCTTGGATAGCGAGTAAGTTTCTATGGCTTGCTGACAAGGTTGAATATGCGCATGTATCATGGTGATGCATTTATAGCGATAGATGCCAATGGAAAAATAACGATAAATGCGCCGGGCGGAATAGAGGAGACTACTCCTCTCCATACGGTTAAGGGACAAATGACCGTTGAAAATATGTTCACATATCAAGGTGGAATGACTGGTTCTGGCGGAGTTGGTTCAGTGGCAAGCATTACTGGGACTATGAATGTAACTGGTGATGTAGTGATTAACGGCATCAAGATTGCCACACATAAACACCCTGGCGATAGCGGTGGAACAACAGGGGAGCCAGAAAACTAATGATTGATTTCAGACTAAACGACAACAAAATTGTATTCACTAACGGCCTTTTACAGTTTGTGGATGGAGCCGAACGCGTTAGACAGCAGATTGAGTTCAGGCTCAATCTGTGGCGCGGGGAGTGGTTTCTTGATAGTGAATTTGGCACACCATATTTGCAGGACGTGCTTGGCAAGCAGGTTACGCTTAATGGAGCGCTATCAGCGATAAGAGCAGAGATTCTAGCTGTAGATGGTGTTACAGGGATTGTCGAGTTCTCTTACAAGTTTGATCGCGAGAACCGTAAACTAAGTATCGATTTTACTGCTAATACAGATTACGGGTTGGTTCAGTATCCCTGATATCCCACAACTCAATATGCCTCGCCACTGTGCGGGGCTTTTTTATGCCTGAAATAAGGTGATTATGGCTGATTACATTACTGCTACAGGCTTTGATAAGCCGACATTACCGGAGATGGTTCAAGAAATCGGTGATGCAATGGAAACGGTCGTTGGACCGATTAACAGGGAGGCGGATTCATCAACCGGACAGTGGATCGGCATTGAGGCCGAGCAAAACGCAATTCACTTCGAAACCGAAGAAGAGTTGTGGGCTAGCAGATTTCTGGCTTCTGCTGAAGGTTTCGCGCTTGATGCTCTTGGCGACTGGATGGGCGGGATTACTCGTCATGGTAAGACCACGACAAAAGTGAACGCCGTTATTTATGGCTCAGAGTCACGACTTGTTCCTGCGGGATCCATTGCTTCATTTGGTAATTATCAGTTTCGCCTGACATCTGACGAATCGATTACAAGATCAGCTCTTTTGGATGGCGAGGTTCGCGTGAGCAACAACACGCAATCGACCTATACCATTCGGATTGCTGGGGTAGATTGTGTGTACACCAAAATCAGCGGTGACACCGTTAATAGCATAGCAAGCGGTCTGGCGGCCGTCGTTGATGCAACAAGCCAGTACTCTGCAACTGCAAATGGCTCAGTTATCCATTTGACCTCGGAAAACCTCATTGAAGGTTACTCTGTCTCATTAAGTTCTGGACTCTCTTGGCAGCTAATTGGATCTCCGGCCATCTTTGAAGCGACGGAGGCTGGGCCAATTGTCGTTCCTGTAGGTGGTTTGAATAATCCGGTAAGCGCCATCACTGGATGGACGGCTGTAAATAACCTTGTCCAAGGCGCTACAGGCTCAGATCGTGAATCAGATACTGACTACCGGCAACGTTTATATCAAAGCCGTTCGTCATCGGGTGGCGCGGCAACTGTTCCAGCAATTGAAACGCGGCTAATCACCGAGGTTAATGGCGTTACCCTAGCCAAGGTCATTGAGAACGACACGATGGCCACTGTCGAGAGCATTCCGCCAAAGGCAATTCATACCATCGTATCAGGAGGGCTTGAGCAAGATATTGCTGATGCAATCTGGAAATACAAAGGTGCAGGAATTGCTACCTACGGAGCAATCTCAATTACTGTATACGACCGCTACCAAAGGCCGCATCTCGTCAATTTTTCACGTCCTACTGAGATAGATATTTATGTGAAGGTTGATGTGGTGCTCCTTGATACTGAAGAGCCATTACCATCTGCCGTTGTCGATGCAATCAAGCAAGGTGTCGTTGCTTACGGCGCAACTTTAGGGCTTGGCGATGATGTGATCACTCAGCGCATTTACGGATATATCTACGCTAATACGACAGGCATTGGAAAGATGACTGTAACCGTAAGCTCTGACGGAACGACATTTGCAGAAACAAACATTTCGATTCCAGAAAATTCATTCGCATCATTCTCTACTGCAAATGTGGAGGTCACCGGTGTCTGATTGGCTTGATGTAGATTTCCTCGCCTTAATACGGGAAAGACCGACAAATTGGCTAAAGAAGGGAGATCAGGTTCCTGCGTTATTTGCTGCTGTGGGGATACAGCATCCTGAGATTGAAGCTAGAGCCAAGTACATTTATTTGACGTATAGCATCTATAACGCGCATGGGATTGAGTTGGATAGGTTTGGTGAATACGTAGATGTTGGGCGCGATGGTCGGTCTGATGATGACTACAGACGCGCCATTATGCAGGCAAAGTTAGCCACTGCATTTAGCGGTACGCCAGATAACGTAATGGTCGTAACAGCGACAACCACTTCAAGTACGGATGTAGAGCTCGTCGAATTATCACCAGCGGCATTCAGTGTGCATGCAACAGGTCCATACGTACCAGAAAACATCAACGCTATCGTCGATCGCGCTTCCGTTGCGGGGGTGAGGGCTTACTCGACCCATGATTACGGTCTAAATGGATTTTCATTAGCTGGGATAGATATTTCCTCTGGGCAGGCGCTTCAGGTTGGAGCCAATACAGCAATGCAAGTTGGCGATGACACTGCGTTAGGCCTTAATCGTGGTTCGGTTTTTATTAATGGCTCTTATCTTGACGCTGCTGGCTCGGTATCCGGTGTTCTTGAAGTCAACGGATCATATCTCGGCGTAGCCGACGACGACTACCTTCTTATTTTTTCCCGTGACTATGGCGTCACAGGGACAATGCTATGTGGCGCGATGCCTAAGTGAGTAATTAATGGCTATAACCTCTTTTGCTAACACCGATGTTACCTACCCTGACGGCCAGTCAAATAAAGAGCCTATTCCAGATGAAATCCTTGATAAAGGATTCGTTCCTCCGGTTCGTATGCCAGATGGTTCCATTTCAGCCGGCAGTAAGTTAGCCGCCAATCATTTGAATACCTTGCTTAATGACCTGTACGCGCAGATAGCAGATCTAAATGCTCGTATTGCAGCGCTTGAGGGGGCTTGATGGCCGATATTACACTTAAGTACCTAACAGACCTTTCATCGGCCTCTAACGCTGATGAAGGAGACTTGTTGCATATTAATCAGAGCGGGAATGATCGCTCTATCACTGTAGAAGTATTGCTAAACGCAATGTTCAACATGCGCTATCCAATCGGTAAGGTTGAATGGTTCGCTAATGATGTAAATCCAAACACAATATGGACTGGCTCTACGTGGGCGAGATTGCCAGGTAACGGGAGAACAATTCGCTTAGCAAATGCGACAGGCAGCGACGTTCTACAGACAGGTGGTAGCGACAATCTGACGCTTACTGAGGCTAACCTACCCCAACACTCTCACCCAATAGACCTGAAAACCAGCCAGTTTGATTATGGCTCAAAGCCTACACGTAACGCTGGTGCCCACGTTCATTCAATGCAAAACATTATGTTGCTTAACCCTAATAACCGAGCTGTATCAGGTGGCTCTACTGGTACTTGGGGCAGCCAGAATACTGCTTCGGCTGGCGATCATGCACATCAGGTAGACATTGGCGCTCATATCCATGATGTGAAAGGAAACACAGGATCATCAGGTTCTGGAGCTCAAGCAAATATAACCAACTCATTTATTAAACTCGCTGGCTGGTATAGGACCGCATAATGGCAGAACAAAAAGTAAAACTAACCCAACTACCTGAAGCAACAGATACGACTGATACTGCAGTACTGCTAGTTAACCAGAACGAAACAGATCAGCGATTGCCGGTTACCCACTTCTTGAGATCTAAAAATAACCTATCCGAACTTGAGAATACTGCACAAGCCAGAGCTAATCTTGGAGTTCCATCGGTTGAAGATGTAAACGACAAAATTGAATATCTAATTGATGGCAAGAGCACCTTCCTTAATGGCGCTACCTTAGAGTCTGAAAGGGACTTCATCTGGGAT